CTAAAGGTGACACTGGTGCTAAAGGTGACAAGGGTACTAAAGGTGATCAAGGTGCTAAAGGTGCTACAGGTGCCAAAGGCGACACTGGTGCTAAGGGTGAGACTGGTGCTAAAGGTACTAAAGGTGATCAAGGTGCTAAAGGTGACACTGGTGCTAAAGGTACTAAAGGTGATCAAGGTGCCAAAGGTGACAAGGGTACTAAAGGTGATCAAGGTGCTAAGGGTGAGACTGGTGCTAAAGGTACTAAAGGTGATCAAGGTGCCAAAGGCGACAAGGGTACTAAAGGTGATCAAGGTGCTAAAGGTGCTACAGGTGCCAAAGGCGACACTGGTGCGAAAGGTACGAAAGGTGACAAAGGTACAAAAGGTGATCAAGGTGCTAAAGGTGACAAGGGTACTAAAGGTGATCAAGGTGCTAAAGGTGCTACAGGTGCCAAAGGCGACACTGGTGCGAAAGGTACGAAAGGTGACAAAGGTACAAAAGGTGATCAAGGTGCTAAAGGTGACACTGGTGCTAAAGGTACTACGGGCCCACAAGGTGACCCAGGTGCTAAAGGTGACAAAGGTACAAAAGGTGATCAAGGTGCTAAGGGTGATACTGGTGCCAAAGGTGACAAGGGTACTAAAGGTGATCAAGGTGCTAAAGGTGCTACAGGTGCCAAAGGCGACACTGGTGCTAAGGGTGAGACTGGTGCTAAAGGTACTAAAGGTGATCAAGGTGCTAAGGGTGATACTGGTGCTAAAGGTACTAAAGGTGATCAAGGTGCCAAAGGTGACAAGGGTACTAAAGGTGATCAAGGTGCTAAAGGTGCTACAGGTGCCAAAGGCGACACTGGTGCGAAAGGTACGAAAGGTGACAAAGGTACAAAAGGTGATCAAGGTGCTAAGGGTGATACTGGTGCCAAAGGTGACAAGGGTACTAAAGGTGATCAAGGTGCTAAAGGTGCTACAGGTGCCAAAGGCGACACTGGTGCCAAAGGTGCTACAGGTGCTAAAGGTACTAAAGGTGATCAAGGTGCTAAGGGTGATACTGGTGCTAAAGGTACTAAAGGTGATCAAGGTGCTAAGGGTGACACTGGTGCGAAAGGTACGAAAGGTGACAAGGGTACCAAGGGTGATCAAGGTGCTAAGGGTGACGTAGGTGCTAAAGGTTCCAAAGGTGACAAAGGTACTAAAGGTGATCAAGGTGCCAAAGGTGAAGTAGGTGCTAAAGGTTCCAAAGGTGATGTAGGTGCTAAGGGTGACAAGGGTACTAAAGGTGATGTAGGTGCTAAGGGTTCCAAAGGTGATGTAGGTGCTAAGGGTGAGAAAGGTACTAAAGGTGATCAAGGTGCTAAGGGTTCCAAAGGTGATGTAGGTTCCAAAGGTGAGAAAGGTACTAAAGGTGATCAAGGTGCTAAGGGTTCCAAAGGTGATGTAGGTGCGAAAGGTGCTAAAGGCGGAACAGGCGCTACAGGGGCTCAAGGTCCGGTAGGTTCTGCAGGTAATACTATTGCATTTGATACTGGTTCCTCTGAAAGAGCAAACACTGGCAGTTATAGTAAGATGGATCTCATTAGACAACTTCGTGGAGAAAATCAGGTATTAAACGGAGATATTTACTGGCATATTGCTTCAGGAAATGTATATCAGCATCAAGGAACAACGCTTACAACGCAAGACTCGGCAATGACCCATCTTAGTAATGCAACAGGATTCCTTCGAGGTCAGTCAATAATAGAAGATGCAGAGCTACAAACAGGAAACCTTGCAGATGATGCAGCAACAAACCCAGTTAGTGTTACTTATAATGCTGTGGAGAAAACAGATCTTGGTGGTCCAACTTCTTCTACTTGGAATAACTTATCCGGAGTAGGACTACCTAGCGGGGGCTGGGCCGATGGTATGTCGAAAAATCATGCCGTACAAGGAGGAAACGCGGTTATGATAAGTGGCTCCCTGTCTACGATGGGATACATAAGAGATACCACCATTAGAAATAATATGGGTATATCACACTATAAAACTGAGTATAGACTTTTGAGAGGAAATACTGTACTTGCTAATGGTATTCTTGTTGCAGGTGGCTCACATGGAAATGGGTTCTGGAGTAGAAAAGGTAAGGGTGGATCAAACGCTTATCCTAATAACTGGAGTGTTGCTAATCAGACTAATATGCACTATACTTACGGAATTTCAGGTAGTTTTAACTTCTTAGATACTCCCGCAAACTCAGGAACTTATAACTATAAAATTGAAGTCAGGCCTGTATTTGTAGCATCAGGGAGTACTGGTGATAACATTGCAATGACAGTATCGGATAGAACAATGTATATATTGGAGGCGAAAAAATAAAATGAAAATTAGTTATATAGTATATAACTCAAGCGGAGAGATTTTAAGAACAGGCTACTGCTCGCCCCCAGATTTGTCTAATGCGGCAAATACGGGCGAGTTTGTAATGGAAGGAGCAGCGGATGCTAGAACTCAAAAAATAGTAGATGGAAATATAGTTCCTAAAACAGATGTATCTACTAGAGAGGCTTCAGAAGATTTAAAAGATACACAGGCTAGATTGAGGATTTACAGAAATGAATTACTAGTAGAATGTGACTGGACTCAACTCGCTGATGTTTCTGCATCTATGACCGCTGAGGAAAAAACTGCATGGACAACTTATAGACAAGCATTAAGAGATTTTCCCGCATCAAATAGCACTGTTTCTGATTTTTCTACTCTAAACTGGCCTGTGTCACCCGAACCTGAACCAGATGATTTATCTGAATAAAAAAAGGGGCGCAAGCCCCTTTTTTACTATTTGAATATATCTTGCCAATTACCTGTGGTACTTGCCTTTGCATACTCAGTTGCTCTATTTTCAAAGAAGTTAGTATGCTCAACTCCATTAAGAATGTAATCTAACCATGTTAATGGATTTTTATCGCTGCCAAAGATTTTCTTTAGTCCTAGACCTAGTAGTCTTCGATCAGCAATATAACGAATGTACTCTTTTACTTCTTTTGGATCTAATCCTGGTACATCTGCATCTTCAAAACAAAGATCAATAAATGCGTCCTCTAGCTCAACAGACCGCTCTGCGGCACAATAGATTTCATACTTAAGGTCATCGTTCCATAACTCTGGATTTTCTTTGATAAAGGTACGGAAAAGCTGAGACATTCCCTCTACGTGCAAGGTTTCATCTCGTATAGACCAAGTAACAATCTGCCCCATACCTTTCATCAAGTTGTGTCGAGAGAAGTTCAACAAAATAGCAAAACTACTAAATAGTTGTACTCCCTCTGTAAATCCGGAATAAATAGCCATTGTCTTGGCTATATCCATTTTAGTATCCATACCAAAGTTGCTTAGATATTCGTGTTTATCAAGCATTTCTTTGTGTTCAAAAAACTTTTGATATTCTGAATCATCATATCCCATAGTTTCTAGTAACAAAGAATATGCTTCTTGATGCACTGCTTCCATTGCTGCAAAAGCAGATAACATCATTCTTACTTCAGGCTGTTTGAATGTTGGCAAGTAGTGTTTTGCATAGCCACAGCAAACATCAACATCAGCCTGGGTAAAGAAACGGAAGATTTGCGATAATAATCTTTTATTTGGTTCGCTCAAGTTCTCCCGAAAATCTTTAAGATCATCAGCAAGATTAACTTCATCTGGAAGCCAATGCATATGCTGTTGAGTTTTATAGTGTTCAAAAGCCCACGGATAGTTAAACGGCTTATAGTATTCTCTTTCTTCTAGTAAATTACTCAAGATAACCACTCCATTATATCCGCTTTAGTCTGTCCTCCAACTAAGCGACCTTGCTCCGTACCTTCGCTAGTAATTAATACTAGCGTTGGTAGTCCGCGTATACCAAACTCTCCTGCTACATCAGGAAATTTGTCTATATCTACATTTTCTACTGGATAGGGTAAAGCCATTTCATCAAGAGTTTTTTGTAACATCTTACAAGGCTGACACCATTCCGCACTAAATTTTAATATTTTCATCTTACCCCTCACACGCTAGACAAGCGTTCTCATCGATACTATCGAATATATACTTACGCAGAGCTTCGTCTGAGACTGTTTCTGCACGTTTGATTGCCTCACTTCTTAAATAATATAAAGTTTTTACACCCTGTTTCCAAGCCATCATGTGTATAGCATGAAGTTCTTGTTTAGATACATTTGCAGGGAAGAATACGTTTAGAGACTGGCTCTGACATATCTCTTTTTGTCGATCTGCGGCGAACTCAATAACCCACTTTTGATCAATCTCTACTGCCGTTTTGAATACGTCTTTTGTATACTCATCTAAAAACTCTAAGTGTTGAACCGATCCATTATTCGTGATAATGCTTTTCCACACTTCGTCGTTATCCATGTCGATGTCTCGCAGGCAGTCTTCCAAGTACTCGTTTTTAAGAAGGCTTGAACCGCTTTTTGTTTTTTGAGTGAATGCATTAGCTCTATAAGGCTCAATACTAGGGCTTGTATTACCGCAAATAATGCTACTACTAGCATTAGGGGCAACAGCAAGAAGATGAGCATTACGAACGCCAAAACCCTGTCCATCAGGACATTCACCCCTTTCTTGCGCGAGTTGTTTTGTAGCACGAACTGCCTCCGATTTAATTCTATTAAACATTCTATTGTTTGCGCCTTTTGCAAGTACACTTTCAAACGGAATGTGCTGTCTTTGAAGGTAAGCATGGAAACCCATCGCACCCAAACCTATACTTCTTTCTCTTTGTGCACTTAACTTTGCTCTGTGTAGCTCGTCAGGTGCGTTATCAATAAAGAATGTAAGAACATTGTCTAACATTCGTACTAGATCAGGGATAAACATATCATCGTCTCTCCACTCATCAAATTCTTCCAGATTTACACTTGATAGACAGCATACTGCTGTACGATCCTCTGTAGTTGGAAGAGTGATCTCAGAACATAAATTTGAATGATGTACTTTCAACCCTAGTGCTCTTTGATAATCTGGCATCGCCTCTTCTACTGTGTCCCCAAACATAATGTAAGGCTCTCCAGTTTCAACACGATTCTGGATAAGTTTTACCCAAAGTGTTTTAGCCGATACTGTTTTTGTTACTTTACCGCTATGTGGGTCTATTAAGTCCCAAGAGTCGTCAAACCCTTCTTCTCGTGTCGCACCCTCAATTAACTCCATGAATGCGTCAGAAACAACAACGCCATGATGAAGATTTGTAGACTTTCTGTTAATATCGCCGCCTGTAGGCTTACGAATGTCCAAAAACTCTTCGATTTCTGGGTGAGACATTTCCAAATATGCTGCATAACTACCTCGTCTTGTTACTCCCTGCGAGAACGCTAACATTTCAGCGTCCACTACTTTTAGAAAGGGTATAACCCCTGTGCTTTCACTCCCTGCGCTAGTTCTAGAACCCACGGAACGGACATCATTCCAACACCCGCCGACACCGCCGCCAACAGAAGATAAGAACGCATTTTCTGTGTAGTGGTCAGTGATTCCTCCGCGTGAGTCTTCCACGTAATTAAGAAAACAACTAATAGGCATACCACGTTTAGTACCACCATTAGAAAGGATGGGAGTAGAAAACATAAACCACAATTTGCTTGCATAATCGTACAACCTCTGTGCGTGTTCTTCATCATCTGCAAAGGCTTTAGCAGCTCGTGCAAATGCGTCTTGAGGGGATGTTTCACCCTCTACTAAATATCTATCCTCCAGAGTCTTAATACTAAACTCAGAAAGATACTTGTCTCTGTTATAACTAAGCTGCATTAGTCAGTTTCTCCTCAATATCAGACAACTTGTCTGTTCTTTGCTTTAGCAATTTTAAATAAAACCTATTGAAATCCCTACTCTCGGCTCTAGGGTTTTAACACCGTGTGTGCAGTGTTTAGGGAGGTAAACTAAATCTCCTTGATTTATTTCTTTTTCGTATAACTCTTTATTATACTCAATATACCAATTACTCTTTCCTATGCCTTGTATATAAAATACATCATCAAGATCAGTATGAAAGTGTGTTGTTGTGCCTGGCAAAAATCCATAGTATAAATGCACATTCAAATTTTCAAAAGGTCTCAACTTTTGAATAATATCTGCTATTTCTTTCACACTAGGTATATCTTCTCCTGCTGAACAAATGGGTCTTAACTCGTCGGTATATCTTAAGTCAACAAATCTTTCTGAATCACTAAGGTTATAGCATTTTGCCAAATGATTCAGACACTCGTCCCATTTCAAAGGTATTTTTGGCAGAGAAGGATTTTTTATAACTATAGGATGCCTATCAAATATGCAATCTTCTAGTTTTTTACCCTCTTCCACAATCACTTTTCTAGTCTCGTTTCAATTTCTAATAGATTATCTTTTCCGATTGCTTCGTCGCAATATGTTATTAAATCCATCAACTCATAGTTTTGCAATAATGTTTCACCATTCTGATTAAGCTCTTGTATGTACTTATACTTTCCATCAAGAGGTATGTTATCATAGATAGTCATCGCATCACCATACTCACTAATAAGTTGCTCAGCTCGTTTTGGCCCGATACCACTGATTCCAGGTACGTTATCGCCTTTATCGCCTGTTAAACATTTGAAAGAAATATATTCTTCTGGAGAGACGTTATAATGCTCGTTCCAGTTGTCTATAGTTACTTCTTTCCTTGTTACATATGAGAAGCGATTTACATTTTCTTGTATCAGTAAATCCCAGTCTCGGTCACTGGATATTAGCCAAATTTCATCGAGTCCATACTGTTGCTTACGTTTTACAAGGTGGGCAGCAAGATCATCTGCCTCTACACCTTTAAAACGAAGAACTTGATACTCTTCAGCTAATAATTCTAGTGTTTCTTCGTACTCTTCAAAGAAGTCAATAAATGCTTGCTTCTCTGCTTCAGTTTGTTCTGCGTACTTATCCTTTCGATTCTGTTTGTACTCAGGTAAAATCTCTTTTCTATAACTAGAAGATCCCCAATCTGCTGTAATAATTATATTACCACAGTTGTAAGAGTTTGCTAATGACTTTACCACTGCTACATAATCGTGTCGAAAATCTGTTCTGCCTTGATGTTTCCAACGGAATGCTAGGTTTAGAGCATCTACTATAAGTGCTGTACCTGCGTTTCCGCCCATTCTTTCTTCAAAATCAAAAGCCACCTATCCACTCCACTTCTTCTCGTAAAAAATCTTCGGCAAGCATAACATAGCAGTCAAGAAAAGCAACCCAAATGTAGTCATCTGTTGTTTCCGGAGTTTGCTCTGTAGCTACAAATACCTTAGATCTATCATATTTAAAAAATAATAAAGGCTTCTGGTCTCCGCCTTTTGCTTGTATTACAATCTTTTTCCACCACTTTATAAGGTTATTCGTCTTTTTAGCCGTTAGTATCTTATCTGAAAAGGGTGAATCTTTATAGTTTTTTACTTCAATGCAATAATGGTTTCTCTGATTGGGGACATATAAGTCCCCTTTCAGATATTCCAATGCACCAGAAGCGGGCACTCGTTCAAACTTTAACCCTGTGGCTTCTCGAAGCATATCTCTTACAAGATACTCGCCACGCGCTCCTTTTGCTCTCGAATCTACCATGCTTACTCCAACCTGCTAATGTTTTGTTCTTTTACTACTTCGATCTTTTCGAGCAATGGATGAGACCACCCATGCGACACCAAGTAGGTATTAAGATCTTCTCGAAGTAGAACCTCTACTAGTCGTTCTTTTCCTGCGTCATCCAGTACGCTGATTACTTCATCTAAGAACAGTATATTGATTTTGGACTTAGAAATACTACTCATTAGCTTACGAATTGCTAGTAGAGTTGCAGTGTTCACGCGGGCTAATTCACCTGATGAAAGAGCAAGAATGTCGATAACATTGCCTGCATCAGTGATTTGCACGTTTAATTTGTCGTTTGATACGATAAATTCGAGTGTAAATCTACCATCAGAGAGTTCAGCCAAATAAACATTAGCCATTTCTTCGAGCTCTCCGACAAGGTTTTCTATTTTGTAAGCGAGTAATCCGTTTGTACTGAAAGACTTCTTCAATATATCCAGATTTGACTCTAGCTTACGATTTTTTTCTAACTTTTCCGAATATTCTTCAAGTTGTGCAAGAAACTCATCAGTCTGCTCTTGTATCACCTGTATTCGGGTATTTCGACGAGTTATTCGCTCGTTTTCTGCTCCGATTCTTGAAAGTTCTTCTTTTGACTCTCGTAAGCGCCTTTGCACGTCTGACAGCCTACTCTCAAGCTCTTGCTGATCCAGCAAATTCGTCTGCAAACTGCGATCGATGCTTCTGTACAAATCTTCCCAATCTTTTTGCATCTGCTGATTCCGTTCATAGTCAGCATTTTCAGATTTGATGTCGCTAATTTGTCGTTGAAGATCTTTAACTCTTCCTGTAGCTTCTTCATATTTAGCCTCTTCTGCTTCTTTCATAGCTTTTTCAGCAGAGCTGTCAAGCGGCCCACCGCAGGTTGGACAAGTGTCCCGAATATCCCCTAATTGCTTGATAATTCGTTGAGCACCCGTAGCGGCTGCTTTCTGAGATCCTAGTTCTGACTGTAAATCATCGTAAGATCTATAC